CGTCCTCGATGACCTGAAGGCCGTGGTCGCGGTGCTGGATGCCAGCCACCGAGCCCTTCGGGTAGATGAGGTGGCAGGTGTTGACGCCCCAGCCCATCAGGTAGATGGAGGTGTTGTCGGTGTCCGCCGAGCCTGCGTCGAGGACCTGTGCGCCAGCGGCGGAGTAGCGGGTGGCTACGCCGTCGAACTCGCGCTCGTCGGTGCCCGCGTTGCCGTAGAAGAACGTGTTCTCGAACTCCTGCGCCATCGCCATCAGGAAGGCCGAGGCCTCCTGCATGCGCCACTCGGCGGTGTTGCCGTTGAGCGAGGCGACCTTCTCGTCCACTTCGCCCCACGCTTCGAGAATCGCGGTGGCGTCCTGCACCTGCTCGACCACCGACTTCGTGGAGGTCGTGCCCGCGTTCAGGCGACGCCAGCCGACCGAGGGCAGCGTGGCGCGACGGGTCGAACGGTGGGCGTTCATGCCGTTCGTGGCGACCATCGGGGCATCGCCCAGAATCGGGGTCGCGTTCGACAGCACTTCCGCGATGGACGCGGCGGAGCCATCGGGGTTGGTGCGCTTGGCGATGTCCAGCATCGTCAGGCGGGTTGCGCTCAATTCAGCCATGTGTCAATCTCCTTGGGTTAGCCTTCTTCGGAAGGCAGGTTAGGGAACATCCGTTGTGCCGCCGTCTTGGGCTTCGGCGGGGGCGGGGCACCGTTCACGTGCCGATCTTCCTTCATTCCCGCATAGACCGCACGGGCAAACTTCAGGAAGGCGGGGTGACTGCCCAGTCCCGACTCGTCGAGAAAGGCGGAGAACCCCTCGGGGGCGAACTTGCCCAGCACCGTCTTGGCCTCGGTCACGGCGACCGACAGCTTGGCGGGATCGTTGGCACCCAGCAACGGGTCCTTCAACGCTTCCGCTTCGTGCGATTGCACCATCTTCGTCCACTCCGCGCCGTCCTTCGCGAAAGCCGTACGGAGCGATTCGATGGATGCGGTGACTTCCCCGTGAAGCAATGCCACGATGTCCTGCGCCGCCTGCTCGTCGGTCACGCCCGCTTTTTGGGCAAGGTCGGTGATGCGAGTCAGTACGGCGGGGTCCAGCGGAGAACCCTCGGGCACCGTGAGATTGAAGCTCACGGGCTTGGATTCCTGCTCTGGGGTGGTCAATAGGGTCTTGCCCGCTTCAGGCGCGTCCGCCTTGGGTGCGGTCCCATTCTCGGCTGACGCATCAGAGGTGTCAGCCGCAGGGCTGGTCTCCGTGGCGTCCGGTGCCGTCTCCGTGGTCATTCGGTCATCTCCTGTTCGAGTCGGTCGTTCAAGGCTTGCTGCATCAACAACGGGATAAAGTTCGGGTCGATCGCGTCAATCGCGTCCCACACGTCACGCCCCAAGTCCTTCCGCCCCTCGCCAAACGCCATCAGCGCATGGGAGTTGAGGTTGGCGTTGGGTTCCAGCAATCCACTTGCGGTAATGATGCGCCACAGGACGCGCTGTCCAGCCTCGGTCCCCAACACGTCCGCCCAATCCGAGCGGGCCAAGTCGGAGCCAATCAGCAGGGCGTCCTTGCGCTTACGAGCCATTACACGCGGGTCATTGACACCATCACGCCCATCAGCGCGATGTCGGTGGATGCCGCCGTCGTGCCCGTGATGAGGAAGTAATAGCTTTCCCCGTCCGCAACCGTCACGTCACACTCCGCAGGCTGGGTGATGCGCCCAAGCACCGCATCCGCCGTGTAGTTCACGGCCCCAGTCGTGGCAACCGTCGCGTCCGTCACATCAGCGGCGGCAGCGGTCAACTTCCGCAATTCCACCGTCAGGGTCGCGGTATTGCCACCCGACTCCACCTGTCCGACCGGATAGAAGCCGCGCACCTTTTCGCCCACCGCCAAGTGATCCAGTCGCACGACCATCGTGGAGCCGGACTGCCCGGCTGGAAGCGTAGCCATTAGGCCAAGGTTGTTGGCGGCATTGACCACCCAGCCAGACGTGGTGCCGACCTTGGCCCGCGCATCGCACAACACGCGATAGGAGTCGACAAGGGACTGCAACACATAGCCCACCGTCTCGGTGCCCGCGTCGAGGTCGATGCACCGGAGGCGGAGGTAAACCGTCTCGGTGCTGGAGTTGACGTACTCGGTGCCCGTGTTCGCGGCGGTAAAGGTCGCCACGGTCTCAAAGGACGCAAGCGAATCGGTGCGCGACAGCAGGGCAATCGAACCCGTCAGGGACGGGCTTGGGGCAAGCGAGATGTAGTAGGAGCCACCAACGGGGACCGCGAGTTCCAGCGATTCCTGCCCATCAGCGGAAAAGACACCAGTCAGTTTAGGCATAGTTACATCGGGAGTTGTGAGAGGTCAGGGGTGCCAGCACCGGAGCGGGCCAGCATTTCGTTGAGCAACGAGGGGTCTTCCGTGCTAACGCTACCAAGCTTCTGCACCGCATCGGCCTGTAACTTCGCGGCCTCCGCCTGCTGGACTTCGGCCTGCGCCTGTGCCCGAGCATTGCGGATCGCCGCGACCTCCTCCGGCGAGTTCGCCACCTCGGGGTCAAGCCCAAGCATGTCGGCGTACCGCTGCGTCCACACGTCGGCGTTAAACACGTCGAGCACGTCGGGGATTGCGGCGGCAAGGTTCGCGGTCGTGGTGGCGAACCGCTCCATCCCACCGACGCCCACCAACCGCTGCGCCTGCGCCATAATGGAGACGTACTCGACCTTGAGTTCCATCCCCTGCATCACTTCCGGCGGCTCGGGGAACAATCCCTGCTCGGCCATTGCGTCGAACACCAAGTCGATGAACGGGTTGAGTCCGTCATCGTTGAGCCGCTCAAGCATCGGGCCGAGGGCTAGTAGCTTCTCCTCCTGCCGGACGCCAATCTCGGTCGCCGTCGCCCGCTGCGCCCGCTCGTCCATGGAGATGAGCAGGAACAGGTCAGCGAAGTAGGCGGTGTTGATGCGCTCCTGCGTCCCGTTGATGCGGTTCAGCAAGTGATCGAGATTGACGTTCACCGTCTGCGCGGGCTGAATCGGCTGCCCTGCTACCGGAACGAACGTCACATCGTTGGCCCCGAATGACATCCGCTGGTTCCGCATCGCGGCGGGAGCCTGCATCGGCGGGTTGACCATCTTCTCGACGGCCTGCGCGTATCGCTTCGTGAGAAGCTGCAACTCGCGGATGTCGCCAAGGGCCGTCATGCCGGGGCAGTTGGTCCCGTAGCACTCGCCAGCGGAGGTCTCCCACCGGAGGCCGAGGACGGGGAACCGCTCATAGCCGGACACGCGCAGGAACGACTGGCTCTTGCTTGGCCCTTCCTGTTCCCGCGCACTTCCAATCTCCCAGTAGTAGGAGCGGAACGGCATGTCCACCGACCGCGCACCGGACGGATCGTGGTACTGGTTGGGGCAGATAAGGTGGGCGACCGAAATATATTCACGCCACTTCTTCTCACGAATCAGGCCCTTGACCTGCTCGCTGTACTCGGCGTTGGGGAACTTCTCGACCAACTGCGCGACCGTCAACGAAAACTCGCGGGCAAACAGGTTGACGCGGTGCGAAGCGTTGGTGCCGAGGAAGTAGCTCCCGACCGGAAACGCCTCAAGCCGGATGACGGATTCCTCGTCCCGCTCGACAATGACGGCGGCGGTCCCGAACGTGCCGAGGTCGCCATACGCCTGCTGGAGCGTGGTGTAGGCATTCGAGCGTCCAATCACCGTGAACATCCGCTGCTGTACAGTGTGCGCCCACGCCTTCACGTCCTCGCGCTCGGCCAACGCGGGATCGGCCACGGTCAGGCGGAACCACGGGCGGGCCGGATTGGTAATGCCCGACATCATCCCCGAGTCGAGGGTGCGGGCGGCAATCGTGGCGGTATTGTCGAAAATGCGCTGGTTGCGGCGGTTGCCACGGTGGATGTCCTGCACCACCCACTTGCCGCGCATCGGCTGGATAAAGTCAGAGAGGTCTCTCCAGACGGGCATCCAGCTTTCCCGTTCGGAGCGCATCTGTTCGAGCAGGTCCTCGACGCGCTGACGCTCGCCACCTTCGACGGCGTAGCCATACATCGGGAGCGATTGAGCGGGCGCGACTAATGCCAAAGAGTCCCCGTGCGGAATGAGGTCAGCTTACAATGTGTGGCATATTGCAAGACCGCGCAAGCCCTACCCTAGCAAAATGCAAGACTTCCCGCAAGGGGCTAAAATCGGCGGGGGTCGAACGGGTCGTAGTCCGGTGCGGTGTACGTTCCCTGCCCCGTGAAGCCGGGGATGATGCGCCCGTCCGCCAATCCCTCCTGCAAGCTGAATCCCCCCGGCATGTCGGGCAGGGCAAACGTCAAGGCCAAGGCATCCGCGTAGTCCGGCGAGCGTCCATCCAGTAGCTTCTTGATTTCGTCCTTCTCGACTAGCCGAACCTTGCCGTCTTGGAAGTAGTAGGTCGGCACGGTGAACTCGGGGATCAGCTCGGGCATGTTGGGCAGACAGCCCCCACGCTTAACCCACTCCGCCATCTCAAACCACATCTCGGCCCGCTTGTTGAAGTAGCGGGGGTTGTTGCATTGCTTGTCCGCGAAGTTGACGGGGATGACCGACGCGCCCGAGGTCAGCAGGTTGTCCACCACGCCGTGCCCCCAATGCCCCGTGTCGTCCACGAAGGTCATCTGGGCCTGCCACTGTCCGATGA